CGCCGACACCCGCGTCGAATACGACATGGCCCTGCCCGGCGGGGAAATCCTGACCGTGGCCGACGGCCAGCCCCTGCGCCTCGCCGCGCCCGCTACCGGGCAGATCAGCATCAAGGCCCGCCTTGCGGGGACGCCGAAGGCCAGCCCCGTGCTGTGGCCCGGCACCCAGCTCATCAGCGGGGCCGTGGGCGCGGCCGCCGATTACGCGACGCGCTCCATCCCCGCCCGCGGCGCGACCAAGGCCGTGCTCGTCTACGACGCCGTCATCCCCTCCGGGGCGGCCGTCACCCCGCAGATCCGCAAGGACTCCGGCGAATGGGAGGCGCTCACGGCAGACGGCACCACCAATCAGGGCGACGGGCTCGTTGAGTACCGCTTCAAGGCGGCGCTCTCCAACGTCAGCGAGGTCAAGGTCAGGCTGACCCTGACCGGCACGAGCACGGCCCGCCCCCGCGTCAGCAACATCCGGCTCATGGCCGTGATCTAGGAGCCGCCATGATTGATGAAAAAACAACGTACCTGAAACTCCCGCTGCCGCACCCGGACAACCTCCTCGAGGACGACGTGTTGCGGCTGCGCGAGACCTTGCAGGGCCTCGACGCCAACGCCAAGACGCAGGACGACGCCCTCAAAACGCAGTCCGACGGCTTGCAGGGCGTGGAAGAGGAACTGCAGCAACAGAAACAAGACCTGCGGGACCTGCTCGCGGCGGCTGTCGTGTCGGCATTCTCCCCCGCGGGCTCGCGCCCGGGGCTCATCGCCAAGGGCACGAACTACACGGTGCCCGCCTATACCGTGGGGAACAAGCGGCTGCGGGTCTACCTGTGCGGCCTGCGCTGCGAGGCCGGGACCGACGAGGCCGTGCACCAGTATCAGGAAGTGGGGACAGCCGGGGCCGCCTCGACCGTCATCCGCTGGCACGACGCGATCCCCACGGACTACGATATCCTTGTGGAGGTGATCTGATGGCCAACCCCATGCTCATGCGCGCGCTCGACGAAGTGCGCCGCTTCCTGATGCCCAGCCGGGGCATCATCATGTGGTCGGGGACGGCTGCGGACATCCCCACGGGCTGGGCCCTGTGCGACGGCACCGGCGGCACGCCCGACCTGACCGACCGTTTCATCCTCGGGGCGGGGAAAACCTACCAGCCCGGCGCAACCGGAGGCGCGGCAACGGCTACCCCCAGCGTCGCCGCCGGAAGCGCCCAAACGGGGATCGGCCTCGGTACCGCCGCGCCCGGCGGGACTGCCGGGAACGCCGGGACCGGAATCGGCATATGGAACGCTGCCCTCAATATCTGGACTGGGGGCGCAGGGACCGGGATCGGCATCTATGGGACGACGCTGGATGGAAATACACTTCCGTCTCATGCGCATAATATGAATATCCTTACGAAAGGAGGCGGGGGTGGAAACTGGATGCCGGGGCAGACAGGAAATCGTAATCTCATCGCAGACGGTGTGATCGAATTTACTGGTGCTTCATGGGCACACGCCCACGGCGTTTCCGACCCCGGCCATGCCCATGCGGTCGGCTCATCCGAACACAGCCACGGCATCACCGACAACGGCCATACGCACGCGGTCACGACCGCCGCGCATGGGCACACCGTCACCGACGGCGGGCACACCCACACACTCACGGCGCAAGCCCTCAGCACCCTGCCCCCCTACTACGCCCTGTGCTTCATCATGAAACTGTAAAAGGAAATACCCCCATGAGAGAGAGAGAGAGAGAGAGAGAGAGAGAGACGGTTCCTAGCTTGGCGGGCCGTTGGGGGGTGCGCTGATGGCACTCCCGCAGCTCCTGAACCGGCTTGAGGAAGTCGTCCCTTCCGGCTTCATCGGCATGTGGTCCGGCTCCGCAAGCACCATCCCCACAGGGTGGGCGCTGTGCGACGGCACCAACGGCACCCCCAACCTGACCGACCGCTTCGTCCTCGGGGCGGGGAAAGCCTATCAGCCCGGCGCAACCGGAGGCACGGCAACGGCTACCCCCAGCGTCGCCGCCGGAAACGCCAAAACAGGCGTCAGCCTCAGCACCGCCGCGCCCGGAGGGACTGCCGGAAACGCCGGGACCGGAATCGGCATATGGAACGCTGCTCTCAATATCTGGACCGGGGCCGCAGGGACCGGGATCGGCATTCAGGGCACGACGCTGGATGGGAACACGCTTCCCAACCATCCTCATTCCGTTTGGGGCGTGACCAATACCACCCGCCAAGGATATTGCCAGAATGTCCATACAGGTCTCGTGGGGCGCTATCAGGACGATGCCAGAGAACGCGGATGGGTAGGCGTCGGCCATGATGGGCAGTACTTGGTTGGAGCTCAAGGCGCTTCATGGGGCCATGCCCACGGCGTTTCCGACCCCGGCCATGCCCATGCGGTCGGT